CCGCCGCCCAGTACGCCGCCCAAGAGCGCGTCATGCGCATCGCGCGCGCCGCCAACGCCGCCGGCGTCTGCCCCATCTGCGGGCAGCCCCAGGCGACCTGGCCAGACGGCGTGCGCCGCATAACCTGCGCCAGCCAGCACTGCCAGGAGCGTTGGCTGGCGATTCGCCCGCGGCAACGTCCACCGGCGCCACAAGCGCCACAAACAGACAGCCTGGCGTCAGATGACGGATTTTCTGTTTCAATCGTGATAGGAGAACGCCATGCTTCAAGATGAACGTCCAGGCTGGAAATTCATCTGCGAACGCTTCGACTTGCACGCCGACCACCAGCATTTCACCGGGGTGCTGCTCGCCAGCCACGCCTTGCTCGGCATAGTCGTCAGGCGCAACTATCCCGCCGACGATCATTTATGGCCGGGGCGCTGCGGCGAGTTAGGCATCGTCATCGCCGGGCGATTTATCGGGTTTTGGAACGATCCAGGGTATTGAGACTATGACTGCACTTGATCTGGCCGTCCTCATCATCATCTTGCTGACCGCCGCCTGCGTCGCGCTGGCCGTCTACGCCTGGCGGGAGCGCCGCCGCGCAACGAAGTCCACGCAAAGCGCTGCTGCGCTGGCTATTTGCGCCGATATGCACTTGCAGGACATGGATAACCTGCAACGCCGTTTGGACGCCGCAGAGCGTCGCTACGCCAGTCTGCAAGCTATCTATGTTGTCTTGGTGCGCTGGCGTCTGGCGCAGAATTTCGCCATCGTCGACCGCACAATCCAATGGCGCAGCCGTCGCCCATAAAACAACTGCCCGTCCCGGCGTCTTTGGCGCCGGGACGGGCGAGCCGCAGGCGGACGTTGGAAGCGCACCCCGCCTGCAGTGCTGAGTATATCAGCCCCGTTGCGCTTCCAGCAACGGGGCTTTTTGTTTGGAAGGAATCATCGCATGGCGTTTGTCGACAAACTCTTGACCATCCTCGCTCTGCTCGTGCTGGCCATCTTTGGCGGGCTGTTGCTGCTCAACCGCGACAGCGCCCAGCGCATGGGGCGCCACATCGAGCATTTCACCGCTGACGCACTGCAGTTGGCGATGTACTGTCTCATCGGAGCGACCGTGTTCGCCGGTCTGGCCGGATTGGTGCTGCTCTGGACGTGGATCAGCAAACGCCGCGTCGAGAATATGCGCCAGCGCGACGGCTCCTATCCCCTGCAGCGCGTGCACGTGGCCGGCGGCGTTATTCTGGTCGACCCCAACAAGCTCATCGGTCCGGCCATCGGGATCAGCGGCGCCGGCGTCGCCGAACTTTTCACCGCTGACCCCGACACCCATTTGCGCCATGCGGTCGAGCGTGCCAAAGTCAGCGCCATGCAGGCGCTGGCGCCCGGCGACGCCGCCATCAGCGACAAATATGGCTCCATGCACCGGCCCGGCGCCGTGTTGAATGCCGCCACCGGCAAGCATCTGGCCGGCGCTTACGAACGGCGCCAGCTTCCACCCTCGCGCATCATCGGCGCTGACCCCAATCTCCAATCTCCAATCTCTCAATCTCCCCGCCTCACGCTCCGCCGGGTGCTCGAGCGCGCCACACCCACCGCGTTGCTCGCCGGCCAATCCGACGACGGCGCCCTGGCCACCTTCAATCCGAGAGACAGCATTCACGCCGGCGTCATCGGCGCCACCGGGACCGGAAAAACCACAAGCGTCGGTTACGGGTTGGTCGCACAAGCGCTGCGCACCGGCCATCATGTGATTGTTCTGGACCCAAAAGGCGGCGCCGACTGGCAGCCGTGGAGCAATCATCTCGAATGGCATGCCAGTGACTATCAATGCTTTCCCGACCAGATCGACGCGCTGTGGGCCGAACACGAGCGCCGCACCGCATTGCTGCGCGAGGCCGGCGCCCGCTCCCTGGATGACCCGGTCATCGCCGGCGCCATCCCACACAGCCTGATCGTGATCGAAGAATACGGCGATCTCATCGCACAATTGCGCCGGAGCGCACGCAAGCGCGCCGACGCCGTCGACGATACGCTCGACCGCCTGATGCGCCTCAGCCGCGCCAGCGGGCTACACATGCTTTTGCTCGATCAGTATCCGCACGAATGGTCGCATCAAGTGCTCGCCGGCGCCAAGTGGCTGTGCATCTTCAAGCTGGGCCCCGGACAGGGCAACAAAGTGGGAGAATATTACGCCGAAAAGCTGCCCGACCATGGCCGCTTCATCGTGCGCGGCAAAGAGTACAACGCCTGGTTTGCCGCCCCTCACCTCGACAAGCTACTCGCCGTCACCCCACCCAGCCAAGCGCCGAGAATCATCGACGGGACCTGCACTATTCATCGTTCACGAACGGAGGCAGGGAAGGAGTCCACCTCTGGTGAACGCCCCATGAACGTTCACGCGAACGATGCAACGAACGGCGCTGCGAACGCCATTGACGACAACCGCTGGCAGCCTCTCATCGACCGTTGGTTCGCTGAACATCCGCAGGCGTTGACCGGCCCTGCCGTCGGCATCAGCGACATCGCCCGGCGCATGGCCATCGCCGACACCGGCAGCGCCGACGCTTACGAACGCTATAAAGGTATCGCTCACAAGCTCTTTCACGAATTCCGCGCCAATGTCCGGCTACCTGGCGGCGCCAGGCTAGGCGCAGACATCACGCATCACGCATAAGCGTTCCCGTCCGTGCTATAATTGTCCGCACAAGGAGCATACTGTGAGTCCTGTCGTTCACCGTGAGCAAGGCTACACCTTCTACTTCGTCCTGGCCGACCTGCGCGAACCGCCGCATGTCCACGTGGGCGAAGGCAAAAGCCGGCGCAGCGACGACGCCAAAATCTGGTTGGACCCGGTGCGCGTGGCCCGGCCCGGTCGCTTCAACGACCGGGAAATGACCCGCATCTTGCGCATCGTCGCCGTGAATCAACTCTTATTGCTCGACCAATGGAGACGCCATGATCAATGACCCAAAGACCTATCCGGTCCTCCATCGCCGCAGTGAATACACGATCCCAACCGAAGCACGCGCCGATCACCTCACCTTCGACGATGATTACATGTACATCCACCTGCGCGATGGACGCATCATCGCCGTGCCGCTGGCGTGGATCCCCAGCCTGGCCGTCGCAGATCGTGATGCCCTCGAACGCTATCAGATCGGTTGGGATGGCGCGCTCATCTCTTGGGACCCGGAGGACGTACCTCTTAACGAGGATCTGCTTGTCGCCACTTATCTCAAAGGCGGCGTCGAACCGCCATAAAAAAGAGAGAGACGAGTCAAAACTGGCGGTTAATTGGCTGAGGCCAAACTGTAAACCATGCATTTGGATGCGTAAACTTGGCGCTTTGGTATTACAGTTACAGTTCGACTTCCATTACCCACTGACAGCCTGTCACCCTATATAACATGCCTGGCGCCAACCAAGTCACTGTGTTCAGATCGAGCACGCCGATTTCGTTGGGGTCGTTCGGGTCCGGCAGGCTCACGGCAGCGTTGACGCCTGACAGATCTTCCAGTTGCCCCGTGCTGTTGTAGAGCAGCCAGCGAAAGTGGTGGCGGAAAATCCAGCGGCTGCCGGGACTATTCCATTCTGCCGCCATGAACTGCCTGCCGACATCAGCATGGACTGCCTCTAGCATAGCGATTTGATCCGCCAGCTCGTTCAACTGCGCGGCCGTGGGGTTGGTCAGCGGCTCAAACAGTGTCGTCATAGCGCTTCGTCCGATTCCACCATGTAGCGCAGCGTCAGCGTTGTCCCCTGGCTGTCCTGCTCGCCCCAACGCACCCATATCCGGTAGAGTGTGCCTGGCGTCAGCCCAAAGCCCGACAGATTGACATTCACCGCGAATTCGCCGCCGCTGCCCGGCGACGCGTAAACCAGGGTGCTGCCGTAGTAGACGCGCAGCGTCGTCTTGTCGTTTCCTTCGGCAAAGCGGACGTGCAGCCAGGCAAATTTATGCATGACCATGTAATACGCATCCTGGTTGCTGCTGGTCAGCGTCACCTCGGCAAAGCCTAGATTCACGCCGACCGCGCCATCCTCCAGTGCGTTGACGCGTGTCACCAGATTGTTCAACTGTGATGCGCTCAGGATGTCGCCATCTGCAAATGCCATAGTTCATCGCCTCAATAGAATAGGGGCGCCGTATCGACGCCGCTGGCGCCCAATCGGTTGACGCCCAGCACAAAGAAATCTGATACGCCACCAAACAGACGGCTAGTATCCATGATCTCGACATGCTGGCGGAATCCGTTTTTGTCCGCTGTCCAATTGCTGCTTATGATCAGCCCCTCGAACTCTGTCGCCACACCGACGACGCCCGGATAGCGCACCGTGCAGCGTCGTCCGACGTGCACCTCTGCATTGTCCAAATTGGTGATGCTTGCGATCAACAAGGGCAACTTGCAGCGTGCCAGCAGGTAGTCGGCAAAGCTGGTGGCGTGGCTGGTCGTGCTGATCATGGGGTTGGAGATGCGCTTGCTGCGCTCCTGACGATTCAGCCAGAAGGTTTCGGTTGCGACGCTTTTGGTGACTTCCTGCTCGTCGCCGGCGGAGAGAAGCTGCCCCGTCAATTTCGCTGAAATATAGCTCGTGCGAGTTGCGTTGTTGGTGAAGCTCAGTTCGACCCGCTGCGCATAATCCACCCGTGTACAGGTAACGCTGGCAGTCATGTCATTGCCGCTGGCGCTGGCTGCCGACCAATCGAGCGTCAAGGCCGCTGCCGCCGGTTGGGTTAATCTGGCATAGATGATCCGGCTTTCGCCTGGCGCCAGCACCAATGGCGCTTTGGTTGTCCACGCCGTTTTAATCTCGCCCGGCTCCAACGGCGTCGCCGTCACCGTCACCTGCGACAGCAGATCGGCGTCTCGCCATGACAATGAGAGCCGGGTGCTGGTGCTTTCGTTAATATTGATCATGATCTGGCTGCCGTAGTGCCGCACCATCATTGCCGGCAACACCCCGGCCAGATTGTGATAGTGCAGTTTGCCGCTGGCGTCGCAGTAGAACCACCCGCAACACGCACTGACAATGCGCCAGATCACTTCCAGCACCGATGCATCGTCCAGCCACACGTAGCGCAATGGGAAGATGCCGTTGTCGATGGTCGGACGCACTAAGTTGGCGTCGGCGAACGCCTGGCTGACAAAATCCACCCCATCGACAAAGCCGGCTGCTTCCAGTATCTGAATGATGTGCCAATCTTCCGTGTGCGCTATCCCTGGCGCTGCTATGTTGATTGACGCCGCCCAATCCGACCAGGTCGTGGACATGCGCTGCTGCAGCAGCAGATCGTCTTTGCTGCGGCAGTCCAATTTCACCAGCCCGACCTGAGTGGGCGTGCGCGCCTCTTCGCTGATCGCCCGGATGACGCCGGTGAAGAGCGCTTCCCGGTCGCCGTCTATCTCCACTTCCACCCGCACCGGAATCTGATAGGCTTTGCCCTCACCGATGTAGGCGGCCAACGGCGAGGCGTCGTTGAGCGTCGAGTAGCGGTTGGCGTTGTTGAACAGCGTCACCGTGCAGCGATCCACAACGCCGTTGCCCGAAGTCATCATCTGCTGCGGCGCCACCAGGCTTTGTTGGCCGGTGACGCTGACCAGGTTGACGCTTTCATCTGTATAGTTCCCGTCGTCATCCCAATCGATTTTGATCGTCACGCTGACCACTCGCACTTCACTCACGCCGCTTCCCTCCCCACTGCTGGATAATGCTCCTGGCGCTGGCAGCGCCGTAGTTGGCGCAATCGTGGCGCGACTTGCCGCCAGCGTTGCAAAGAGTTGGTTGCCCGCCCTGGCCGCTGCGGGCGAGACTGTGCGTGCATTGGCCGCCGCCGCTACTATGGTAGCGTGGCTTGCTGGCGCCAGGCGATTGATTGCACCGGATTCGCCGCCGGTTGGCTTGTCTTCTTGCAGCTCCGGGGCGAACTCAATTTCGACCAGCGCTAGAATCTGCGATGCACGAATCTGCACCTGATCAATCTCGACTATTGCAGCCGCCTGGCTGACGCGCACCCCCTGCGGCGTCAGCTCGACTATTGCAGCCGCCTGGCTGATACGCACCTCAGCCATTAGAACGTCCCCGCCGACTCGATTCCAAATTCCGCCGAATTCACCGCCGCTTCACTCCACGGCGTCATTCCATCCGGCTGCATTTCCCAGCGCTCCCAAACATATCCATAGCTGACGGGCAACACTTTTCCATCACTCTTGACTGTGTTGGCGCCTGTTTTTGCCGCCACCCTCGCCTGGCTATCCACTCCGGCGTCACTCTTGCGAGCATAGGCTGTTGCAATCACCGCTCGCACCGCATGATCCGTCGGCACTGTCACATCGCCAAACGCATACAGATCGAGCAGATTCGGCGCCTGCGCCCTGTTGTAATCCGTCTCATTGTTTGGCGGCGCCTCGTCCACATTCTGCCAATTCGACGCGCTGCCCACCGGCGTCCACTGCGCCGAACTGCCCACCCCATTCGGAAACACCGCCAGAAATCTTCGTATCGGCGGCGGCGCATCGACCAGCGTCCCGATATTGTCCCACACATCCACAAACAAATCGTCCCAGTAGGCTGCCGCCGCCCATCCATTAAATCCGGTCGTTCCTCCTCCCGCATAGGCCGCAGTTGGATTTTCTGTCGGCATTATGCCGGAGTACGTCAGCGCCTGCGTTCCGTCGATGTACATCGATGCAAATCCCGCTGAATTGCTGTACACAAATCCAATATGCATCCACATATTGAATCTGTTGAAGTTTGCTGTGCTCACGCTCACCTGGCTTCGCTGCGTGCCGCCAACAAACAGCGTTAGATTAGAATTATCGACCTGCACTTCGGCCAGCAGCGATGTTGCGCGAATGCGGATCAGCCGCGCGATTGAACCCAATGTTCCGTTGTGTCGAAGCAGAAAACTCAGGCGCACGCTGTTCGCTGCCGCAAACGCCAGTCCGGCGGGGCTGGGATAGCTCGGGTTCCCCGATCCTCCCGAAATGCGCACGCTCCAATTCCCCGTGTATGCGGCTGCATTGGATGGATTAGGCGCCCCTCCGCCAATCGACGTGTCGATCGCATATTCTGCCAGGCTCTGTGTTTCGGCGGACACCTGCCCCGCTCGCACCCATGCCATCACTTCACCTCGTTCGTTTTCGTCATCATGCTTCCCACAACTCAATACTCGCCCGCCAGCGCAGCGTCCCGCCGGCTACAACGTATGCCTCAAATGTGCTCTGCGGGTTTGACCCGGCATTCACGTCATAGCCCAGATCAATCAGCGGATCGGAGATCGTGTAGTCCGGCGGGATGAACTTCACATCGCCTGCCACCGCATCCGCCCACGCTGCGATGATGGTGTTGAGCTCGCTTTGGGTCAGCGCCGTCCAAGACAGCGACCAGCGGCGTTTATAATTGGCGTCGACCAGGTCACGGCGCAGCCCGCCATCCGCCAGTGTGACGGCGCTGCCCACATAGGCAAATGTCACGGAAAAGTTATTGCACTGCGCCAGCGTGTCGCCGCTCAGCTTCAACGTCGTACTCATGGCGCTCCTGTCTGGCTGGCTGCCGTCGCCGCTGCCGCCTGGATTCTGGGCAACAGCAGATTGGTGAGCAGGTCGAGCAGCCCTGGCGGGACGTTCTGCCCGACGACCGCCATAAAGCCTTCGCCCCACCACGCACCCACGACAGCGCCGCTGCTGCGCACCTGGCTTTCATTGTCGAGGAAGGCTTTGGCGATCTTTGCCAGGCTGCCGGCGGCGACCTGGTCGCCGTCTACACCATCTTGGAAGCTGGCGGCAAAGGCGCCGCCGGCGTCGGTGCTGCCAGCGCCGGTCGCACCCAACCCCAGATCGGCGAGGGCGCCCTGCACCTGTTGCGCACTCACGCCCATTTCGGCCATGAGTTGGCTGGTCAATTCGCCCGTCATCTCCTGGATCGCCTGCTGGCTGGTCAATTGGTCTTTGACGCGCTGCTTGATCATGTCGAAATCAAGCAGATCGGGGCGCAGGCCTTGCTGGAATTGGGCGAGGAGTTGCTGCGCTGCGCCCTGGGCGTCCATGCCGCTGGCGATTTTGAGCATGAGATCGGCGTAGGTTGCCGGCGCTTCGGCGGCAAATTCGCCGAGCCAGTCCTGGCCAATGAGCCCTTCGTTGGCGATGGCGGCGAGGCGGCGGGCGTTTTCGTTGATGTCATCCTGGCGGGGGCCCTCCATGCCCGGCCAGGCAATCCCGTCCAACGACAGCGCGCCGGCGATCATCGATTGCACACTGCTTTGAATCGACGATAATCGGCTGTCGAATGCGCTCAAGCCGCCGCTGGCCGCCCGGCCTGCCGCCGTATCGACTGCGGTCAGCGCCTTGATCTGGTCATTCAGCTTACGGTTTTGGTTGTCAAGCCATTCGGCTTTGGCGAATTCGAGTTGTTCGCCCGACATACGCCCGTACTGCGACCAGACATTGACCAGGCTCTCTAATTCCTGTTTTTGCGCCTGCCATCCAGTGAACGCCTGCTGTGCGCCCAGCGCCCCAGCTGCATTGATCCACATCGAACGCAGCGCCCCTTGCGTGGCATTGGCCTGGCTTGCCAGTTCCGCAAAGCGACGCATCAATGCCTGTGACGCCGCCGACGCTGTATTGGCGCCGGTCGCCGCATCCATGCCCGCTGCACCCAGATTGCGCAGCGCACCGGTCGCTGTCACCGTGCCCGTTTCTAATTCATGCTGTATGGCTCGCAGATCGGCCAACTGCGCTTTGGCCGTCTCGATCATCATGTTGGTCTGTGGTGTGTTTTGGGGAAATTGGCGAGGGTCCTGATAGGCTGCCAGCGCCTCTTCCAACTGAGCGATCTGAGCGCCTACCTTCTCCGGCGTCCAATTGATTTCTCCCGTCATCGCTGCGCCCAGATCGCCGAGCACACCGACCAGGCTGGTCAGAACATCCAGCCCCGTCGCCACAACGGGCAAGAATACTTTACCCCACGTATCGCTGGCGTTGGCGAGCGACGCCTCCCACCGGTCGAACGCCGCTGCGCCGCTGTGCCCCACCTGGGCAGCTTTCTCGGCAGCGTCCGGCGTTTCCCTCAACACAGCATTGACCAGCGCCTGCATCTTCTGCTGTTGGGTCAATCTGTCGGCTGTCACACCCAGCGATTGGGCATATTCATCGTAGGTGGCTTTGGCGTCGATGATGATGCCGATCCTGTTGAGAATCTCCGGCGACATGCGCCCCAGCCCGCCGACCAGATCGTTGAACGCCTTCACGGGCGCCACGCCAAACTCGGCGCCCTTTGCAATTGCGACCTGCATCAGCGCCGTGACTTCTTCCACCGAATCCGCCACACCAAGCGCCAATGCCGAAGACGCCGCCTGCATCAATTGCGTGTCGTTGATCATCCCATAGGACGCCGCGCGCAACTCGGTCATCATGACTCTGGCCGATACACCGGCGGCGCTCGCCAGGTTGTAGAAGGCGCGTTCCAGCCTGGCTGATTCCGCCGCCGACCGCGCCATGTCGACCGCAGTCGAAGCGGCGTTGACAGCAATCATTGCTGCGGCCACCTGCGGCGCCGTCGCCCCCAGCACGGTCAATGCGCCTTCGGTCGATTGGATAGCGGCAGTCAACTGCATAAAGTTGCTGTCGTCGCCGCCCGCGCTTTCGACGTTCTTCAGGGTCTGGCGATAGGACCCTTCAAATGATTTTAGTTGTTTGGACGCCTCATCGCGCAAGGATAGCGAAAAGAGTGTGCGTGCGTCTGTCATCGTTCAGGTTTCAATCAGCTAAATGTCGGATGACGCCATGGCTCATCGTGCTATACTCAATCAAAAGGAGGAATTACAATGACGCCTGCCGAGAAAACAGTTTTTCAATTTGCCTTAAGCATTTTTCTGCGCGCCATCCAGCTTTCGATCTTTTTGTTGGGCGCTGTTCTAGCCGTCTGGTTTGCCGCCTTTCTCTTGCGTCTGATCGGATTCGTCCTCGGCTTCTCCTGATCATAGCCGGTCATGGCGCAGAATCATGCGCCACTCGTAGTCCGTCGGCTTGTATTTGCCCTCCAAGAAAAGTTGGCGGGCATTCTCCACATCGCCGATCTCCTTTGCCTGCCACGCTCGCATCAGCCGCGGCCAGTCAATAGCATCAAGCTCCTCCAGCGTTTTCCCAGGAAATCGTTGAAGGAGCAATGCATCCCAGTAGGCAGCGGGCAGCATCTGGAGGATTGCCAGGTGCGCCGCGCTGCGCATTTCTGGGGTTATTTCGGCGTCGGGGGAATCATCGGCTGCGCTACTTCGACGCCATCGAACAATAGCCGCCTCCTGGTTTCCCCCAACGCCAACAGCTCCTGCAGCGCTTTACTGACGCCGCTGGCTAACCAGCGCACCAACCGCATATCCAGATCGTCGAACCGCTCCACCAGCGTAGCGCCATCCTCGATCAGCGTTCCATCCGGCAACAGCACATGCACCTGCGCCAGCTTCTGCGCCAGCAAATCAAACAACTCCGCTTCCGGCGCCGCACCGATCACTGCCAGATTCCAGCGCTTCATCTCAGCGCGTGTCCACTGCTCGGCCAGTTCCACCCAGTTGTGGCGCAGCCCCTCGATTGTGCATTCCAGCCGGATTTGCATCAGCTTGCCACCCTGGTTGGAATGCCGCTCAAGCGAAGCGTCGGCGAGCTGGCCACCTTCCCGGTTGCCGCTGCGCTGATGCCGTAGCCGGTGACAAACGCTTCCGACGTCCATGTGTAGGTAACGGTGTCGCCGGATGCGTCCCTGAACGCAATTGCCGCCGTGACTTTGGCCGGGGCGATCATCAGCGGGCCAAGCACATCGTCGACAACTTTGTCCCACCTTGTGACGCCGATGCTGACGTCGTAGCTGGGCAAGCCAGGAATGAACTCCTGCGCCGAACTGTCGAGATTGGTCGTCTCCAGTTCCGCCACCGTCATGTTCAGATCGACCTGCTCCACATACGCCGTCAGGTTTACTGCGTTCAACGTAAACGTACAATTCTTCGGACCCTTCACACCCATAATCTTCTTCTCCTATACGTTCAAACTGACTACACCCATACAGCGGATCGCCGTGGCGCCGCCCAGATTGGCGCACGACAACCGCACATAGCGATCCACCGTCCCCGACAGCGCCAGGCTGTAACTGCCTATCGCCGAGAAGATGAAACTTCCCTCATTCGCCCAAATTAGCGCATCGGCGCTCGACTCAACCCGAATCTCCGCATTTGTCGCCGCGCCTGTGATAGATGCCACGTGTAAAAATGCCTGGGCGCCGGTGGCAACCCCGGCGCCGAAGTCTATGGCGGCGCCGCTTTCCACAGCGTCAAAAATGCCGTCAAACACGCGCCGCCCACGCACGGCGCCCGCCGCGGCGCCCCACTGCCCGTTGAGCGTGACCAGCCCGGCCACCGGCGCCCCGAAGGCCATGCTGTAGTTGGTGGCGTCTGGCAGCACATAGGCGACACAATCGGCGTCGCTGTTCTGAGTCAATACGGTTATGATGGCCTGCCCCGCTGCGAAGCGGGCACTCAGTTCGGCCTCAAAGCCATCGGGCAGGACGCCCTCGAAATAGCCGTTCTGCGTGACCGTGCATTTGGGGAGCAGCGGGACAAATTCCTGCGCTGCGCTGGCGAGGCTGGTGCGTTCTGCCTCGCCGATCTCGAAGGTCAATTCGACCTGGCTGGTCGAGGACGAAAAATCGAACTCGTCCACCCAGATGCGTACTTCGGTTCCTCTCATAATGTCCCCGCCTCGTCGTCATAGTCAATCGTCAATGTAGCCACTGCACCGAAGGCTTCAATCTCCGGTGCATACTCGTCGGCGCCGTCGCCGACGCTGATGAATCGGATCGATCCCGTTGCGCTGGGTTCGCTGTAGGCGTCGAGCGCCTGGCGCACCGCCTCGGCCAATATGCGCGCTTCGGTGTAATCGTCCGCCCAGCACGCAACCTGCACTATCACCGTGCGCCACCCGCCCCGGCCCGCCAGCGTGTAGTTCGGCGTGCTGTCGAGACGGCGATAGACCAGAGCGGGCAAGCCTGTTTCCTGGCGCATTACTATCGGCGTTATCCGGCTGCCCACCGCGGCGGCAATGGTCGCATCGGCCAGCAGCAGCGATTTGATCCGTTGCTCGATCATTTCGCCCACGTCCCTTGAATCAACTGCACCAGGCGGCGCTTCACGTGCGCCTCAACTGCTTTCTTCATCTTGCGTTTTGCGCGCTGAAAGAATGGTCGTTTTTTCATGCGCCCTACGCCGCGCCGCTTGTGCTTGACGCCCCGACTAACGTCATGTGCTCTGGCGGTGCGGCCGCCTTCGATAAATCGGGTGTAAAAGACCGACGACACCACCAGCGCTTGCTTGGGCCGCGGCGAAAATTTCAGCGGCGAATTGAGGCTCTGCCCGTTGCGGCTGCGCACCAATGGCCGGTATTCGTTGCGGATGATGCTGGCGACATAGACGCCCGCTTTCAGTTGCCCGGTGTCCGTCGGCGCGTTGGCCCGCGCTTCGGCCTGAATCATCTGCGCCCCTTCGTGCAGCGCCCGTGCAATGGTCGGGCCTCTGAAGGAGATTTCGAGCGCCTTCAGTTTCTGAGAAACATTTTCGTCCACGCGCATCTGCAGGCGGTTGCGTCGTCGTCGTTGCGCCATTATTGTCGCCCTCCCCACCACATATAGGCCCAGACAACGGCGCTGGCGGCATAGGCCAGGACGGCGAACGATAGCGCCGACTGCCAGCCGATTTCGAGCAGCTCGCGCAGCTGGGTGTAGAACAATGGCACCGGCAAGAAAAGGAGGATGAACGCTGCGACGAACGCTGTGCGATGCCAGGGTGGGAGGCGCACGGCGGTCTGCACGTTGTCGTTGAGGTCGTTGATCTTCTGGCGCAATGCGCCGATCTCTCGATCCAGTCTGCGCTCCAGGCCGTCGATTTTGCTGCAAAGGCGGCTGCCCCATTCGTTGAGCATGAGGATGGTGTGGGTCTCGGTGGCTTCGCCGTGCCGGGCGTCGTGAAAGAGCAGGTAGTTGTGCGCCTGGCCGGGTTTGGCGTCGTTGAAGGCTTCGACGACGCTTTTGCCCTCGGCGAGCGCTTTGGCAAGGAGAGCGCCGGTCTGGAAGGCGCTGACGTCGTTGATGTCGGTCCGGGTGGTGATGACGCTGGCGCCGAGCTCGTAGTGCAGCTCAAGGCCGACGAGACGGCTGGAGCAGCTGTTGAGAACGATGAGCCAGGCGCCGCTGGCGCGCACAACGGCGGTGAGGTCGCTGATCGAGATGGGGCCGTCGCTGAGTTCAATGCCGATTTCGCTGCCGTGGGTGGCAAACCAAAGGATGTCCCAGTTGTGGCCCTGGAGGGCGTGCAGCAGATCGCGGCGCTTGACCTGGCCGATGAGCGACGCAGGACGCAGCGCACTGGAGACGGCGCGGATCTCGTCGGCGACGGCTGATAGGCCAAAATCTGGTGCAATGAGAAGGGTGTTTCGCATGGCTAGGAATCGACCTCGGTGCACGCCAGGATCGTGTATCCGGCGGTTGGAAAGTGGCTGATGGCGTCGATGTTGAGGGGTTTGCTGCGCCAGACCAGCCGATTTTTGTGCGTAACGGTTGCGCCGCTGCGGATGCGAATTTCGTAGCCGACGAGCATGACGGGGCGGTCGGCCAGAATCGGCTCACGCCCGGTGCGCGGGGTTACTTTTGCCCAGACGGTGGCGCTGTCCTGCCAGGTGATGGCTTCGGCGCCAAAGGCATCACGCGTCACCGTCGCCGTCTGAATCGTAATCCTCTCTTGCAGATCACCACTTGCGATCATCTCACCGCACCCACCCACCGTACCAATGCACCGCATAGGGCGCCAGCAACGCCTCCACCGCAAACGGCAGCGGCCCTACATTTCCCGGCCCCGCCGCCTCTCGGTTGGCATACCAGTGCCCCACCAACAGCAAAATCGCCTGGCAGAGCGGGCGTGGGACATCCACCACATCGCCGTACCCCGCCACATAACGCACGCGTATCCCGGCCTGCCGCGCCAGCAACACCGCCGGCCGCTGCTCGCTATAGAACACCACATATCCCGGCGTCATCCCCGTGCGCAGCGCATACGCCGTCGCCGGCAACACCGTGCTGTTCCCATCGACATCCACCGCGGTCACACTCACTACACTCGCCGCCGGCGGATGCGGCAAATAGAGCAGCGCCGGCCACGCATCCAGCATCGCCTCCCACGTCTGAGTCAAAAGCGCCCGCCCGGTGGTCTCTTCGACATACATCCGCGCCGCCGTCACCAGCGCAGCGATGATGGCGTCCTCTACATCATGATCCACCCGGCAATGCAGCTTCGCCTCCGCCAAACTCACTGGCTCCGTCGCCGGCGGCGTGATCAATCGCAGGTCTATCACTTCTGTGCGCCTCGCCCCTTCCGTTTAACCGCGTGCTCCACCCCCGGACGCGGGTCCTCCGCCGTCTCAATCGGCGCCGGCGGCGTTTCCTTCTCCACAGGCGGCGCCGAACTCTCGACCGCCATCCCGGCCAGGATCAACGCCTGCGCCTCAGCTTCCTGCACCTCGACCACCTCGCCCACCTGCCGCGGCGCACGTCCCGCCACCACGGCACGCACCATGCGCACCCACATCGGCGCCTCCCTTCCGTCCTGCTCACCCCTTATCCACACCAGATCCGGGAGAACCCTCAATTATTCCGCTGCACCAGGATCGCCGTCACAGTGACGGTGCCGGTGACATCGAGATCGAGCCGCCCGGTCTGACCGGCGAACGCCGCACGCACATAGTTCGTACCGTCCGCCGTCTGGATCGTCCTGCACAGATTGGTCGTAAATGTGCCGTCATCCTTCGCAGCATACCAATAGCAATTGGCGAATCCAACGCCATCCGCACTGAATTGCAGTGTGGTCGTCAGCGCAGAGTTTACTGCCACATCCACCGTCACGAACAGATCGCCGCCGTTGTACCGGCTAATATCCAGTGCGTCCGTCTGCTGGTCAGTTGTGATCACCGCACTGCTCAGGATCGTCGCCGCCTGCACATTCATCACCGTGCCCGGCAACGGCGCGCCATTATCGGCTTGCGCCCCCACCACGCCAAACAACGCCAGCGCCAGCAACAGCGCAATGACTACACCCCCCAAACCCCTGATCTTCATAGCTCCTCCTCAGAACAGGAAGGGAGAAGGACCCCAATCTCCAATCTCCCAATCTCCAGTCTCCAATCACACTACGCCGTCGCGCCCGTCACGAACCCAAACCCCTGGGCATGACGCACGTCGATGTCTGCTTCCAGGAACCCAATCACCCGCGTCTTGCCCGTCGTGCTCTGGCTGTACGGATCGACCATGATATCGATCGTGCCCCACGAGCCGATCAGCAGCATCGGCCAGTTGCCAAAAAACAGATAGCTCTCGTCCTGCCCCACGCCGGCGTTGTCCTCGACGATATTCGACACATAGGCCGGATAGCCGTTGACCGTATTGTCGTCCGTCCACACGAACACGCTGTCGGTGTTGGCCACCTTCACCGTCTGCTTGAGTTTGCCGCGCACCTTGGCGTTCGTCACGTAGACCATGCTGGCGCCCGCCGCGTTCGCCACTGCCACCGACGTCTCCAGATTCACCGCGCCGGCCCACGTCAACCCGCCGCTGGGCGTCGCCACGCCAGCGATCTTCGTCAACCCGTCCGGGCTATTGGCGTTCACCGCCGAATCGCCGTGCAGCGCCGTATAATCCAGCCCTTCAGCCAGCATCATCGCGATGTCGTTGCGCACCAGCAGCTCGATGTCGAGCGACGTCTGCGCCAGCAGCTGGCGGGTGAACTCCTGCCACGCCCCGATCGTCTTGGGCGAAAGCTCCACCTGCCCCACCGTCAGATTGCTCTCCGTTGGCGCCAGCCCCTCGCCCACCCAATACCACTGGTGTTTGCCTGTCACCCTCGGAATCTGCACGATGCCCACCAGATCGCTCATGAACGAAGCACCCGCCTGGCGCAGCACCAGCGCATTGCGCAGCGCATCGATCAGGCTGCCGCCCAGAAAGGTCGTGCTCTTGGCGCCAGCGCCCGTGGTCGTATCCAGATCGCGGCGCTCAAGCCGCTGCTCCTGCACATCGAAGGGGACAAAGAAGCCGTTCGGCTCCTTGCGCAGCCGCTGGGCGACCGCCTGACTGGCTTCCAGTTCCAATTCCGCGCCGCGCCAATCGCGCTTGATCAACGCCGACAGCGCCCGCGTGATGCGATACTTGCGCAGATCCTGCTCCGTCATCCCAATGAACGATGCCGGCTTCTCTGCAGCCCGCTCTGCGCCCAGCGTCTCGATCTTCTCCTCGCGCTCGATCTCCATCTGAAGATCGTTCTCCTGCCCTTGAAGCTCCTCAGCGCGCTTGATCAGCTCATCCACCTTCGCAGCCTGATCGCCGCTTGCGTTCAACTTCTGCGCCTCTGCAATCGTCGCCTGGCGCTCCTTGCGCAACTCGGCCAACTTGCGGCGCAACTCGATAATTTTCTTCACCTGATCCTCCTCACCTTCCATTCCGAACTCCGCACTCCGCACTTCGCACTACTCCAAACTCATCAACCGCAGCCGCCGCGTCCGCCGCTCGCGCTCCAGCGCAAGCGCAAGCGCATCACCGGCCTGGCCGTCGCGTTGCAACGCCCGCTGCAACTCGGCCGGAGGCTCCGGCACATATCCGAAAACAGGATCCATCGTTCCCGTATTTCGCACCCCAATCGACGTGTCCAGGTAAGCCGGATACGTCACCGGCGACACGTCATAGAGCCTGGCGCGCAAGATCGTGCGCACCCACTGCTCGTTCGCGTCCACGTCCCAGCGGTCATCCGTAGCGACGAACGCAAAGCTCATCTGCGACACGTCCCCGCGCTCGATCGCCGCCACAAAGCCCCGATTCACCGGCGTATCGAGCGGGTCGATCTCGCTCAGTAGCCCGTAATCGTCTTCAAACAGACGCAGCGATCCATTCATCGAGCGCCCCAGAATCCAATTCGAGTCGTGGTTCCACAGAGCGCGCACATCGTCGCCCGCCGCCAGCGAATCGGCGAACGCCCCCGGCGCCACCACCTCATAGAAGCCCCACAGCTCCACACTGCGCCGATTGAACACCGCCGCATAGCCGCGCAGCATCGGCATATCGCCTTCGCCACGGCGCTCCACGCGCAAGTCTGGCGCCACATAGCGCCGTTCAATCTTCAACATACTCGACCTCCCCCAACTCGGCGCACCGCCGGCGACTCTCATCGAGCACCCATGCGCGCACCAACTCCCCATCCACCGAATACATCTTCGCCAGCGGCGCCAGCATCGCCAGCCCGGCCATCACCCAGCCTGATCGCTGTTCGACCAACCAGGAATGCAATCTGGCCTGGCCGCCTTGCCGCAGCGCCTTCGCCCCGGCCTGGCGCACATCATTCGCCACCCGGGCGCGCACCCGGCTCTCGATGTCGGCAAGCCAGCGGAGTTCTAAATCGTCGCTTCTCTGCGCACCACTCCCCTTTTCGCCTGTCTTCGCTCCCTGCACCACCTGATCCGCCGGCGCCATATTCAACGGCATCCACAGCGTATCGCCGCCAGGCAGCGGATTGCGATCCTCCATCACGCGCGCCTCGTTGGGCGTCGTAATCCCCGTCAGCACGCCGATCTGATACGCTTCGAAGCGAGTCTTCAAATCGGTTGCCTGCAACTTCGCCAACGTATGCTGCGTAAATAGCGTGCGCTGCTCATCCGCCGTCAATAAATCCCGGAAAATCTCCTTCTCCAATCGCTCCGCCCACGGCCCAAGCGTCATCTCCCGAAAGCGCAGCACCTCCTGCTCGGCGCTCGCATACGTCGCCGTCTCCGTCTCACCCAGCAGACCAGGCGGCAGCTTGAACAACCGGGCGATCTCCTTCACCTGGAACTGCCGCGACTCCAAAAACTGCGACTCCTCGATCGGCACCTTCAATAACTCGGGCTTCACCCCCTCGCCGACCACCGCAATCCGGTGCACATTGTCCAGACCCGCCCACTGCATCTCGAACGACGCCCGCAGATTTTTCATCTGCTCCGGCGACAACGCCTTCGGATAGCTCAGCACCACGCTGGGCGCCGCTCCATTCACAAAGTAGCGGGCGCCAAACTCCTCCGTCGCCAGACCAAGCCCCACCGCATTCATCGCCGTGCGAATCACCGACAACCCCACCATCCCGCGCATCGTCAGACCGCGCTGGTGGTGCACCCGCCACGCCGGCAGCGCCACCCCGCCGAACTCATCCGACCAGTACGTATAGACCAGCCGGCGATCCGCCATCAGCACAATCCCGACCCGCTGCGGGTCCAACGGCCACAGAGCGGCCGGATACCCGTCGGCGTCCCACTCGATCTCCGCGTAGGCGTTCCCATACAGCAAGCGATGCGCCAACATCATCGCTCGCACATCCAGCGCCGTCTGGATCGGATTCGCCAGGTCATGCAGAATCCGGTGCAGCGGATGCTCCTCCTTCACCCGGCGCCCGCCGTTGGGCAGCTTCTCATACAACGACAGCGGCACGCTGGCGAGACTATCGGCGATCAACAGCACCGCGCCCAGCACCGCCGACAGCCGCAGCGACCCCTCCACCGTCACCGGCAGCCCGGTCGCCGACAGCATCGAACCGCCGGTGCGCAACGCCGCCAGCAGATTCGAGTCGAACGTCACCGACCGCTGCTCGCCGCCGCGCAGCGCCGCCGGCGTCATCGCCTGCACCCCCTGGAGCACAGCCTGCGCCAGACTCACGACTTCACCATCCCGGCCAGCGTCAGCCCGATCACAATCAGCGCCGTCCCCGCATAGCCCAATAGCGCCGGTGCGCCCAACCACAGCCAGATCGCCGCGCCCAGCGCCGCCAACCCGACCAATACCAGCACATCGGCCAGCCACGTCTCACGGGAAAATAATCTCATGCCACGAAGGTAGCACATTGCGCGTACCGGGGAAGTACGCAGCAGGGGCGAGTTGCGAGGGGCGATTCGGATTCTATAGAGGGGCGAGTCATCCGAATCCTGGTTCATAGGAACCTATGAAATCTTCATAAGATCCTATGAAGCGAGAGATATCATTTCATTTCATTTCACTTCACACAATTCAACCTCTTTCAAACTTCCATCTCGAACGCTAAACCGTTTTATCATCGGCCAAGAGCTTCACAATTCAAATTCATATCAGGATTCAATCTTGGGGAAAAATAAGCCCCAAAAAATCAATATCGCACCCGCCACTTATTGGTTTATGTTTAATCCCGACGATCTTGAGTCGACTACGACTTTCTCGTCATCGACAGCCTCATTCTTTATCTCACCGGTCACCGGGTCCGCTTCCACCATGACCGTCGCACACGGCGCCGCCAACCCGACCAACACTGCCGCAGGGTCGTCACAGATCGATTTCCGCACGGCGCCCACTTCCTCGTTATGGTCGCACGATTCCAAATAGAAATAGCGGGATGCCGCCCGCCGTCGCCCCCTACGCTTCCATTTTGCCATTCCTATCTCCTCATTTCCTGTCTTCAAACGACCCATCCGATCCACAAATCCGCCACTGTCCGCCATCATCGATCAGCGGCAGCGTCAGGCTCAACCGGCGCAGCATCGACCGGGCGCCATGCGGCGTCATCTCCAGCCGCTCCGCCAGCGAGCGCGGCGTCATCGGTTGTTGCAGCAGAAGCCACACCGCCAACCCGATCCGTGCCGTCGGCGTCATCTCGAACATCGTCGCCCCTACCGCCTGAAAACCTCGACAGTTGCCGGATCGTCATACATCGAGCGCTCCGCCGCCGGGTTGCGTAGCATCGCCCGCCCGATCGCCATGATGCTGGCGACAATGCCGTCGATCCGGTTGGTGGACTTCGCCTTATCCGGCTTCACATTCCCGGCCGGATCCTGGCGCACCGTCACATTATCGGCCATCCAGCGCAGCACCGCATGGCCGCCGTGCGCCAGATCGCCGGCCAGCACCAGTCGCAACAACTCCTTCGAAGGCCCCGATAAGCTCGCAAATCCCTGCCGCATCTCCATCACCGTCAACCCGTCATCCTGCAACTGCACCGTCAACTGCGTGCTGTTCCACGGATCGACCGCAATCTCACGCATCTCGTATATCCCGGCCAGGTCATTCACCTGCTGGCGAATCCACGCATAATCGATCACATTCCCCGGCGTGGCCGTCATCACCCCCTGCCGCACCCACGTCACATAGGGCGCCCGGTCCCGCCGCTCCTTCTCGATCAATTTGTCTTCCGGCACCCAAAAGAAGGGCAACAGCCACAGCGGTTCACCCTCCTCGACCGGCGGAAACGCCAACACCAGCGCCGCAATATCCGTCGTCGACGCCAGATCCAGCCCGCCGTAGCACGCCCGGCCTGCCAGGTCGGGCAGCGGCGCCGAGCACCGGTCCCACGCCGCCATATCCAACCACCGGCTCGCCTGTTGCGTCCACTGGTTCAAATACAGACGCCGAAACGTATTCTGATACGCCGGCGACTCCAGCGCCACGGCGCATTCCTGCCGCAAAAACTCCTCCTGCACCGACACCCCGAAATTTGGATTCGCCTTGCGCCAGGTCGCCGGGCTGGTCCAATCGTCGCCCTCCTCCGCCGCATAGATCACCGGCAAAAAGGTGGGATCCTGAATGATCCCATTCTGCACCTTCAGCGCATATTCGTGCTGCTCCCAACAGATCGAATTGCGGTCATACCCCGCCGTCGTGATCAGGATCATCAACGGCTGCGCCCGCTTTCCCATCGCCGTATTCAGCACATCATAGAGTTCACGGTTGGGCTGCGTATGCAGCTCGTCGAACACAATGCCGTGCGGATTCAGACCGTGCTTCGTATACGCGTCGGAGGAGAGCACAATATACTTGCTCCCCATCTTGGCGTATTCCATCGTCCGGTTGCGATAGCAGCGAATCCCCTCCGCCGCCAGCCACGGCGACGCCGCAATCATCTTCTCCGCCGTCTCATACACAATCGCCGCCTGCGCCCGGTCCGCCGCGGCGCTGTACACCTTCGCCGAGCGCTCCCCATCCACGATCAACAGCAGCAGCGCCAGACCGGCGGCGAACGTCGATTTCCCATTGCCGCGGGGCAGCTCAATCAGCACCTTGCGATACTGCCGCAACCCGTTCGCCCGCTTGCGCCCGAACAACTCCCGCACAATCGCCCGCTGCCACGGCTCCAGAATGAATGGCTTCCCGGCCAGCGGCCCCTCGATATGCATCAGCATCCGGTCGAAGAACCGTTCCGCCACCGTCGCCGTCCGCTCATCAAAAAAGCCGCCGTCGCCGCCATTACTATGGTTTCTGCCATTCCACATCGGCAAACAATATCTCGGCGATGCCTGGCTGCTCCGCCGGCTGCTCCGGCAACCGCGCCCGCGCCAGCGGCGATGCGCCCAACACCTGCGCCAGTGCCCGGATCTGCTCCGTCGCCGTGCGCAGCACAATCAGCAACGGGTTCTTGCGGCCCTCCTCTTTGTTGCCGTGCGTCGTATCCGTCACCGTCAACACCAGCGATTCAATCTCAGCTGCCACCCCATCGGGTCGACCAGCGTCGGCGCCATCCGCCGTCTGCATCTGCCGGCGCGCCTCCTTCGCGATCTCCATCCAATACGCCAGCAGCTCGACCAGCGCCGCGTCCTCCGCCTCCAGCCGGTCAATATCCTTGGCCAGCCTGCTGAAAATCCGCTCCGCCGTTTCCGGCAGCGGTCGCAGCCGCACGCCCGTCGCCGTCCGCGCGCTGCGTATTGTCCCCCTCTTCTTCGTGATAGGCCCGCGTGTTCCCATATCTTGCACTTTTGCTCGAAAACTCGAATTTCTCTGCGCGGAGGTGCACAAGTGGTCTAGAAGCTGCACCCCCCAGAGATTCGACGCTCCCTACCCGCCTGTTGCCGTCACATGGCTATGACAGGCATGACACAGCGCCTGCAAATTGCTTTCTTCATCACTGCCACCACTGCGACGCGGCACGATGTGATGTACATCTGTCGCTGGCTCGACGCGACCAGCCTGCGCGCACGCCGCGCACAACGGATGCGCGGCGAGGAACGCCAACCGCAGCCGTTGCCATCGACCATCGTAGCCGCGTTGAGCAGCCGTGCCGCGTTGGGCGTCATGCTCGGATTGGGAGGGGCGCGGCAGTGGTCCGCAGACCGAACACACGCCGCCGCGCACCAGGCCGCGGCAACCAAACCGCCTACACGCCGTCGGCGCCCGCATGGGCATTGCGCAACTCCCGCAGTTCGACCTCAAGCATTGCGATGCGATGCTCTATCGCTCGCAGCTGCCGGTCATGATTGTCGATATCATCCGGGGTGACGCCAGCCATACGTTCGACCACAGCCAATCGCTTCTCGTGATCCAGGAGTTGCTTATTGACGGTGAATTCCCAATCAGGATGATGTTCGCTCATGCGTCTGTTCCTTCAACGCGTGAGGCTGGGTAAGTAACCCGGCTCACCCAGCTCACGACTACCCACAACAACCCATCACAAGGAGAAACCCGCTCAGGCATTGATCAACCCAGGAGCCACCGGCGCCACCGGCCCGGCGGCGCGGCCAGCGTCATCGGCTGGATGTCCGCCTCCGGCGTGATTTCTTCGTCGAGCAGATCGGGATATTCCCGCCGCGCCCAGACTTCGACCGCCTTGGCGATGGCCGACAGCAATGCGACGATCACCGCGCTATACCAATAGTCTGTCGATGGAAAGAATCGTTCGAGGACAGTTTGAAGGCCGGGGATCAACGTAAGCAACAGGACGACCCACACCACACCAGGCAAGCTACTCGACGACATGACGTCTCCGCAAGCAATTTCAACGTTAAAGGGTTCAAACGCTCAACTATCGCTATCGTAGTACACATTTTCTGTTTGCGAAAATGTCAGATGAGCGTATGTGTGGGCAATCAAAAAAGCCGAGGCAATCACCCCGGCTTCTTATCGGACAGAAATTTCTATCGCAGGAGACTGGTGCGAATCCATCCTTCGCAGTTTCCGTTGCGCACACGCGCCATGCCATAGTTGACGCTGGACCGGTCGAGGATTTTCACCGGATCACCCCAGTTCAATGTGCAAACACGTCGTGTCAAATTGGCGTCTGACCAGATGTTGGCTTCCATGCCGATTTCAGCACAATCAGGGCAATGCAGCCACATCGTGTTGGACAACGCCGGCGTCGACGCTCTGGGCGCTTGCGCTGACTCCATGCTGCCACAACCACGCAGGAAGAGAAATGCGATCCCGGCGAGCAGCAACAGCCACACCCACCACGGCCAGCCAGACGACTTCCGCTTTGGCTCTGGTTGCGATTCTTTCGGCCAGACCAGCGGCGTCTCAGCATTCAACAATCTGGAGGGAGATCGCAGCTTCGCTTCATCTTCGCCAATCCAGCCTGTAGTGACGCCGGCGCCATGTTTGGTCGGCTTGATCGTTGGCGGCGCCGGACTGAGATCAGGCGCCGGCGCGCTGTCCGGTATGTCGAAGTCAAGATAAACGCCATAACGCGTCCCTGGTCTGCCGCCACCGATGGCCGCGGACACCGCGACACGCTGGCCAGGATAGACCCCGATCTGCCGCAACTGTTGCCGCAGGATCGGCGCCTCCTCACGGGAAATATAGCCCACAGTCATATTGTCGATCTCGACGCGGATGGCATTGGGGTCATGGGGATTGTCGGGCTGAAGATAAAGTTTGGCGTCACAACGCATTCGCCGGCCACCGTCCGTGTAGGGACCGGCGATCTTGATGAGGGCGTCTTGATAGTGCTGCTCGCCAACAATGTCCTGGTCAAATCGTCCGCTGCCTGGAAGTCGCATGAATACCTCCGCTGAAACGAATAGGCGCCAAGTGCGCAAATCTCCTGTAGCCATTGAACACCACGAAAACAGCTCCAACATGCGACGATCTTCAGATTTCTTCTACATCATTTGCATCTGACGCCGCGAAGGATTCGTAAGCTATCCAGCGATTATCCAATTAGCGCTGACAGGTTCTTTCCTCTACGACGTTCCTCAGATTTTCCTCTGCGACATTCCAACCGGGTGACATGGCGGAATGTCGCACCCATCTTGAGACGCGCAGGAGAGAACGCCATCGATTCATCATGCCGGTTATGATCTGCCGTAATGCGAAATTTGTGTTGGGGTCAGTTTGCCTGCAATTTTGGGGTGATCTGGGGCTTGACAAGTTGTGCGATCTCGCCTACCATTGATTGCGTAGATCGCACAACTTGCCGACACAAGGAGAATGGAATGGCTCAGGAGCTAACTGCCCCGCAAGCCGCCGAATTGGTGAAAGTCGATCATAGCACTGTTTTTCGTTGGGTGACGAAGGGACACCTACCAGCCCGTCGGGTAGGACTCAGGCGCACCATCTATATCGACATTGACGATCTTCGACGTTTTGCGGAAAGCAACAACTACCCGTTCGATGAACGGGCAATTGCAGCAGGACAGTGAATGAGCAGCGTCTGACCCGCCATTCATCAAGAAATCGGATCAGACGCCCTTCCGTAGCACCTTAACAACCGAATAGCATTCGATCATCACGGTGGAGCTACCACGATAAGATTTTCGATCCACCTGCAACGGAAATTGCAGGCGAATGAGGAGCGGGTGAAGAGATTCGAACTCTCAACATTTTGCTTGGGAAGGCCAAAAAAGTGTTTGCTTCTATAAGAGAAGCAAACACTTTAAGGTTCCTTGCATCTCCCGTCACCCCATCAACTCCAACGGGCTAATATACGTTGCTTCGATGTCTTCCACCGACTGCAACGAATATTGCAGCGTCTGGCGCAGGTCACTGTGGCCGACCTGCAGCGCCAATACCTGCGCATTTGGCAGGTTGCGGCGCCCCCGCATCCAGGTCGTAACAAATGCCCTGCGCAGATCGTGCGGCCCCTGCACCTCCTTCTCCAGCCCGGCCGCCGCGATCATATCCTTCACACAGCGATAAACGCCCTGCTCGCTTAGCCGGCGCCCCGGATACCCGAAGAACAACGGTCCCGCGGTGCGCCCCTCAGCGTCCAGATGCGCCGCCAGGTAGTGACCCGTGCGTTCGCCAAAGACAGCCAGCCGCGGTTTCTTGGTCTTCGTCTTGTGGATCAGCAACCGGCCGGCGCCGGTGGCGTGCAGTTGCACATCCTCGACATTCAACCGCACCAATTCGCCACGCCGCAGCCCTGTGCCCAACAAGATGGCGAGAAGCGCCTTATTGCGCGTCGGCTTCGTGCTCGACGAAGCCGACGCAAATAACCGGGACAACCGCTCGATGTCCGTCGTCTGGCGAATCGGCGGCTCCCCATCGGCTTTCGGCACGAAAGGCGAGAAATCCCGGTCAATGTAATTGTGGCTGGGATGGCTCGCCCAGCGAAACAGCGTCCTGACCCGCGTGTGGATCATATCCCGCGAGTTGAACGACAGACAGGTCTCCGTCTGGCCGGGCTGCTCTTTCAGCCAGCGGGCGAACTGGTGCATCACCTGCTCGGTGATCTGATAATCGGCCGCCGGCCCCGCCGTCTCCCACCACCGCACCAAATAGGTGAGCGCAAAGCGGTAGCCGTCCACCGTAATCGGCACCAGCCGCGTCTCGCAGTCCAGCAGATAGATCTCCACCAACCGGGACAGCATCGTTGCATCGAGCGCCGGTTGCACCGGTTCCAAATTGATCGAGTGTTTCATTTTGTTCCCTCTCACGGCAGTTTGACAAGACTTCCGGTAAAGGATGGCAGAAACACACGCTGACATCCTCTAGTCTATCACGACGCTGGCTGCCTGTCACCTGTTATCGGTCATTTGTCCGATCTGCAACGAATGATGGTGCTTTATCACTCGCAACACGCATCATTCGTTGCAGATCGGAGCCATGCAGTCAAGTCCAAACACGTCCTGACTGCATGGCGCCGCCGCCACGTTGCCGGAGAGGCCCCGGCGCCAATCGAAAAAGCGCCGTCAAGGCTATGGCTTGACGGCGCCAGATTGGGGCGTTTGCCCCAGAAAGGAACAGGATCATGGTATCACAAACCACCGATCCACGCATCACCGAATTGTTGCAATTGGCAATAGAGGAAGGGCTGCCGCTGGCGCTCAAGCCAGAGACGATCATCGTCCTGGAGGACGACGGCTGGATCGTCGACCCGTTCACCGGCTATTTCCAGCGCGACGTCGACGCACCGCGGTGCTACTACTTCGCAGTGCCGATCATCACCGGGAGGGAGGCGCCCTATGACTGCCATTGATTGGCTTGTGCTTGGCATCGACATTGCAGCCTTGGGCGCCGTGTTTTACACCAACTGGCTCAATGCGAAGCGCTTTGGCCGCTACTTCTGGTGGGAGACCGGCCATGAGTGATCGCGACGCCCGCGGCCGTTTCATGGCCGGCAACCAGTTCGCCCGCGCCGGTGGCCAGGCCAGAGCCGCAAAACTCAGCCCGCGCCGGCGCAAAACCATTGCCCGCAAAGCCCGACGTGCGATGGTGCGCAAGCACTTCGCCGGCGACGACCGGGCGCAGCGCAAATACTTCGCCGGGACCCCCGTCCCCGTCCGCGCTGCCCATCCTGGCCCGATCCAGGAATGGCGCAGCCGCTACTATCAATTAGACCTGCTGAATGATCTACATCGAGATGTGGAGTTTTGATATGGACAAACAACCAATTGATTTACTGACCGCCGCCATCGATGCGCTGCATAAGAGCGGTGAATCGTTCGTCAGGGCCGAGGACGCCGAAAGCGACTATTTTCGGCAGGCGCATTGCGCCGTCAGCAACCACTGGCAGGAATCAGCGCGCACGTTAGCGCTCCTGAGTCTGGCCGCCGATATGCGGCACATCGTAGATGTACTGTGTGCGGTCGAGCAGCGGCTGGCCGCCATGCACAACCTGCAGAGCGGCATGGAAGTCAACATCGCTGGGGCCACCGCCTGGTTGTACCAACTCTCGAACGCGTGGACAGAGGACGCCGGCAGCGACCATGAGCGCATTGTGAGATCGATCCGCACGGAGGCCATGCGATGAACGGCGCCGACCATGTTTCGCTGCATATCAGCCTCGCCATCGGCGAGTCCTCGCCGACCGACATGCAGTGGGTGGAGCAGATACAGCAGCTCAGAGGTAAACTCGAACAGACGCTGCGCGAGCGCGACGAGGCGCAGCGCAAAGCGAAACAGGTCGATTCCCTCCTGCCCCAGATCGAGCAACTCAACGCCTGGCTCGCCGAACACGAACCGGCATATTTCCAGAATCCGTACACCAACACTGCGGAAGACATCCTTCTGGCGGACATCATCGACGACCGGCAAATCGAAAGCGAGACGACGCCATGACCCAATCATCCAATCTCCAATCTCCAATCTCCGATCTCTTCGCTGACCGCCAACGCCAATGGCGCCACGCCACGCCCGACGAACGCATACGGCGCATCCAAATTGCCATGCACGGCGTGCTCGAACTGGCGCGGCTGCACCGCCAACAGCGTCAACGCCTGGCCGCCCACCAGCAGACAGCGGAGGAGGCGCCGCAGCCATGACCGCACCAACCGTCATGTCGCCCACATCGCAGGGTGATGTGGGCGACATCCTGCATCAATTGCAATGCATCGTCGAGGCGACGCCACGCTGGAACCTGGTGACGCCGCCCATCCCGCGCACACTGTTGGCGGAAACCATCGCCGAGATCGCACGGCTGCGTGCGGAAAATCAGGCCCTGATGAAACGAGAGCGTCTATGAACATTGAAAGGAAAAAAAGGTATGAGCATTAGAACAATGACAACTGTCTGGGACAGTGGATGTTACGACGGCGGCGCCCTGCTCGTGCTTTTAGCGATGGCCGACTATGCCGACGAAGAACACATTTGCCGGCCAAGCGTGGGCGCGCTGGCGCGCAAAGCGCGGCTCAGTGAACGCCAAATCATCCGCATCTTGAACCACCTCAAGACCGACGGCGCGATCGTCCCCATCGGCGAGCACAAGAGCAAACAGGGCCGCCCGATTGTGATCTACCGCATCAACACTGATGCGCTCAAAGGTGACATTTGCGACAGCCTAAAGGTGACGCCCATGTCACCTTTGGAGACCCCTAAAGGTGACATTTACGCGCTCAAAGGTGACATTTGCGACAGCCCAAAGGTGACGCCCATGTCACCTTTGGAGACCCCTAAAGGTGACATTTGCGCGCCTAAAGGTGACATTTGCGACAGCCTAAAGGTGACACCCATGTCATATGATCCACCAATAGATCCACCAATAGATCCGTCACTAGAAGAGGGTGGTGCGGCTTCGCCGCCGCCGCCGCCGCCGCCGCCGCCGCCAGCGCCCGCCCGCACGAAGACGCAAGGCAAAACACCAAAACCACAACCCGCGCCGGTTCGGGAAGAAAACCCATCCCCCCCGGTTGCGCCGCCCCCCCCTTCCACCACAGCCACGCCGACCACGAAGATGATGGCCGACCAGGCCGTCATCGCCGCATATCGCGAGATATTCCTGCGCACGCCCAGCAAGGCGCAGATGGCGCTCATTCTGGCGCATCAGATCAACGATCTCAATCGCTGGAGACGAGTGCTCACCTTGTGGTGTGGCCGCGGTTGGAATCTCTCTAACGTCGCTGGCATGTTGGATTTGTACGACCACCCGGAAAGGATTGACAATGAACACACCTACCAGAGCCGCCTACCAGCCATCCGCGCAGCCAATGGCGCTGGACACCGTGCTGCGCCAAATCAGCGACCGCCGTGGGCTGACTACGTGGAGTCAGAATTCGATCCCATCTGGGCCGCCGAACTCAACGGCGACGATCCGGCCGATTACCTCATCAGCAGCGCCTAGCTGCCCGCAGTGCAACGGTCTGGGGCACTACGTCCCCGATTTGCCCGTCGGCGCTCCGGGATACGGCAGGGCGATCCGCTGCAATCGCTGCAATGTCGGCCTGGGCGCCTGCAGCGGCTTGAATGAGCAGGAGATCCTGCTCACCGCCCAGAGCATCCAGGGACGCAACGACATGGCTTCACTGCTGCGGTGGCTGATCGAGGACATTCTGGCGCATCCAGCCGGCTGGCTGACGCTCTGGGGCGACTATGGCACGGCCAAGTCGCTCACGGCGCAGACCATCGTCGCCGGCATGATCCGGCAAAACACGCCGGCGCGCTTCTACCATGCCCGTCAGCTCGAACAGGGCTGGTTCGACGACATGCACGGCGACGCCTGCAACGCTCAGCTCTACCGGGAAATCCCCGTGCTGGCCATCGACGAAATCGACAAATTCAACGTCGCCAACGCCTGGGTGCGAGCAGGCATTCAAGAGATGCTCGACACGCGCTATCGCAGCGCCTTGGCCGGCCAGACATTGACCATCCTCGTCTGCCAGGTCGAGCCGGCCACCGTCATGCCCGGCGACATCAACAGCCGCATGAATGATGGGCGGTTCTATCGCGAGTGGAACGGCGGCGCCAATCGGCATGTCATCGAGAAGTGGGGCGCTCGCTATGTCCCCGGCGTCATTCACGTCGAAGGCGCCGACGCCCGGCCCATGCTGCGCCCGGCGCCGCGCACAAGCCGAAGGAGGCAATCCGTATGAGTCCACGCTCTATCGCCGCCCGCAGACAGATGCGTCCACTGCCGTCCGGCGACTGTGGATGCATCTGTCCCGGCGGTCGCCCGTGCATCTGCGACGCCCGCCCGCACGACCTGCATATCTGCTCTGAAGCGCTGTGTCCGTGCCACAGCCAGCAGCGCTATGCCAGGTTGCGAGTCGAGAGGGGCGAAGGGCGAATCATCCGAAGCGCCACGCACCAGGAGGAATCATGAGCAAACGACCCGCGGGCATCCCGCAGAACATTTTGGATGAGCTTATGCCGACGGTGAGCGAGAGCACCCAGATCCGGCAGTCCCTGCGCTGGGACTACAGCCAGGCCGGCGCCGCCGCCGACGAAGTGCGCAGCCACGCCATCGAAATCAAGCGCAGCGAGCGCCGGGCGAGTGAGGCGATCCTCGACGCCGGCCAGCATCTCATCGCCGTGAAGGAGCGCCTCCAACACGGCCAGTGGGAGGATTGGCTGCAAACCGAATTCAACATGAGTATCCGCACCGCTCAGCGCATGATGGATGTCGCTACGAAATTCGTAGCGAAAAGCGACACTGTGTCGCTTTTGGGTCCATCGGTGCTTTACCTGCTCGCCGGCGACAACACACCAGAAGCGGCGCGGGAGGAGGTCGTCGAACGCGCAAGGCGCGGCGAGACCATCACCCAAGCCCAGGCGAAAGCGATCATCGAGGAGCACAAACCGAAGCGGTTGTTCATTGACGATCTGCGACTGATCGTCGAACGCTGGATTGCGGAAGCGTGGCAACAGGAGTGGCCAGAAAACCCCAGTCACACCAACGGCCAATTTTGGCAGGAGATCACCGCCTGGCTGCACGCCACCGTCCACACCCAATGGTCGGAGTCGGATCTCAAATTCGCCATCAAACAGGCGCACGCCGCCTCCCTCCCGCCGCCCCTCCCTGACGGTCGAGATTCGGAGACCGCCGCCCCTCCCTCCCTGCCGCCGCTGGACATGCCCATGCCCAACGCACCGGCAGTGAAGGGCATCGCGCAGCGAGTGTCGCCATACATCACTGTGTGGGAAATCCAGCGAATACTGGCGGCGTGGGCGATGAATATCCAGCCTTTCGACCTGCGCATCACGGCGCGCTACCGCGGCGACGCACACTGGTTCGAGGCGCGCCAACTGCTGCTGGGGCTACTCTACCGGGATCGGGACCTGGCGCAGGCGCTCAACAACCTGGCCGACATCGCCGAGCAAAGGGCGAAAGAATCCGCAGAGGCGAGGGACGGGGGACGAGGGGCGCTATTAGATATTGATGATTCGGAGTGGAGCGAGGCAGGACAACAGATCGTGCAGATCATGCGTTCACAGGCTGGCGCACCAGCCCCCGATGAGCCGACGAAGAAGACATCCGCCGATTCCGTAGAGGAGCCAATCTCCGATCTCCAATCTCCAATTATCTTCGACCCACAGCGACTGCAAGGCTTCCTGATCGCATTCAGCGTGGCGCTCGAACAGCTTGGCGAATGGGCAGCGGAGTACGGCCACCAGGTCGAAGCCGGCGCAGCGGCGCGTGCGCTGCGCGTGGTCATCGAGCGCATCGAAGCCGATCTGGAGAATCGTTGATGTACACCGCCGCCCAGTACGCCGCCCAAGAGCGCGTCATGCGCATCGCGCGCGCCGCCAACGCCGCCGGCGTCTGCCCCATCTGCGGGCAGCCCCAGGCGACCT